TCAGTTGATGACCGATCACGAAGGATCGTTCCATGTTGACAAGGACCGTGCTGAACGTGTCAAGGTCGCCATTGAGTACATCCGTGAGCGATCCATGAACGGGATGTTCAAGGTCATCTCCGAACAGAAGGTGGACCCCGAGTTCTTGCTGGGTCGCAAAGACCTGTCGGGCACCGTGGACTGCCAGATCATCGGCCCTGACTGGATCGAATTGATTGACTACAAGGACGGCATGGGTGTGGTGAGTGCCGAGGGCAACATGCAGCTTGAGCAGTACGCCTATGGTGTGCTGGCTGGCTACAAGCTGCCCGTGAACGGTGCTTACCCATTCAACACGCATCGCATGACCATCATCCAGCCCAAGCTGGCGCTGCGCGGGATGCCTGCCATCACATCGCACGAGGTTTCTGTGCGTGACTTGTTGGCGAACATGGGTACAATCATCTCGCAAGCTGCTGCAACTGACAAACCAGACGCGCCGCTTGTACCGGGTGAAAGTCAATGTAAATTCTGCCGTGCCAAGGGTTCATGCTCTGCTTTGGCAAGTAACGTAATGAAGGAGGTCGGGATCATGTTCCAGCCTGTCGTAACGCAAACACTCGATGTCGCACAGCAAAGTGCCGACAAAGATCCATCCACGATGGACGATGCCCAGATCCGTCAGATCATGGAAGCTGCTCCCTTGATGCGCCAACTCCTCGAAGGTGTTGAAGCCGAAGCCCTGCGCCGCCTGCAAGCGGGTCAGACCATCCCCGGCTTGAAGCTGGTCAATGGTCGTGGCTCCCGTGCATGGGCGTTGCCTGAAGCTGAGATGGCCGAGAAGCTGGTCAAGATGGGCATCCCCAAGACTGCGATTTACGAAACCAAACTCGTCACCCCTGCCAAGGCTGAGAAGCTGACGTGGGAGAAGCGTGATGGCACAAAGGTCACACTGACCGAGCGCCAGTTAAAGCGCATGGACCAAGAGTATGTGTCCAAGTTGGCTGGCAAGCTGACTGTGGCCCCTGAGTCTGATAACCGTCCTGCGGTTGTCACGAACGCTGCACCGTTGTTCAGTGCAGTGGAAACCCCCGCCGAGCTTCCCGCTTGGCTCCTGTAATCATTGAAAGGTAATTGTCATGTCCGAAATCATTTTCTTGTCGAACGTCCGTCTGTCCTTCCCCCATCTCGCTGAACCACAAAAGCAGATGAACGAGGCCACCGGCAAAGAACGCATCTCGTATAACTGCGAGTTCATCATGCCCCAAGACCACGCTGGCTTTCAGCAGTTCATGGCGCGTTACGGTGCTTTGGCACTGGAGAAGTGGAAAGAACACGCGCAAGCTGTCATGTCCATGATTCAGAACGACCGCAAGACCCGCTGCTTTGGTCGTGGTGAGGAGAAGGTCAACAAGAAGACCTTCCAGCCGTATGACGGCTACGCTGGCAACGTGTTTATCACTGCTGGCCGCGACTCTGCGCCGCAGATGATCCAAGCCGATGGTCAACCCATCGACCCATCCAACACGATGGCGTATCAGCAACTGGCCCGCAAGATGTACGGTGGTTGCCGTGTCAACGCTGCGATCAAGCCTTGGCCTCAAGACAACAAGCATGGCCGTGGCATCCGCTGCGACTTGATCGCTGTCCAGTTCGCCGCTGATGACACGCCATTCGGTGAAGGTGCTGTTGACGCATCGAACCTGTTCGGCGCTGTGGCCGGTGCTCCTGCTGGCTTTGGTGCTGTGGCTCCTGCTGCTGCCATGCCTGCTGCACCGTTCGCTGGCCTGCCCTCTTTCTTGGGTGGTCAGTAATTGAATCGGGGTCGAAAGCGGATGATGTGATGACGCATGGCCCATAGCCATGAAGGTCGGCATATGTAGCGAGTAGACCCCACCTTACCCGGTAACCGTAATGAGTAACGACTATGTATTCGACATCGAAACCTATCCCAACGTGTTCACGCTGGCAGTGGAACACGCAGAAGCACCTTTGTACTGGATGTTCGAGATCAGTGACCTACGCAACGACAGTCGTCAGATCATTGAGTTCCTCCAGTTCCTCAAGGACACCGACTCACGCATGGTCGGCTTTAACAACCTGGGGTTCGATTACCCTGTGATCCACACCCTTGTGCGCATGGGTCACAGCGATGCCAACACGCTGTACCAAAAGGCGATGGCGATCATCAATTCGCAAGATGAGGACGGCAGCAGGTGGGTGCACATGGTCAAACCGTCAGACCAGTTCGTGACGCAGATCGACCTGTTCAAGATCCACCACTTCGACAACCGCGCCCGATCTACCAGCCTCAAGGTGCTGGAGTTCAACATGCGCAGCGACAGTATTGAAGACCTGCCGTTCCCCGTGGGCACGGTTCTGAACCCTGAACAGATCAAGGTGCTCAAGGAGTACAACCAGCACGATGTGGCGCAGACCAAGGCGTTCTATCACCACACGCTGGACATGATCCACTTTCGTGAAGAACTGACGCACAAGTACCAGCGTGACTTCATGAACCACAACGACACCAAGATCGGCAAAGATTACTTTGTCATGAAGCTGGAAGAAGCCGGTGTGTCTTGCTACGACTTTGGACCCAAAGGCCGCACACCCCGGCAGACCAAGCGCCCGGTGATTGCACTCAAAGACGCCATCCTACCTTGGATCAATTTTGAGCATTCTGAATTCAATCGAGTGATGAACTGGCTCAAGGCTCAAACCATCACTGAAACCAAGGGAGTCTTCAATGACCTTACTGCAAGTGTTGATGGTTTTACTTTTGTGTTTGGTCTTGGTGGCATACATGGAAGTGTCGAGTCGGAAGTCATCGAGTCGGATGAGCAGCATGTTATTGTGGATCTTGACGTTACTTCTTATTATCCCAATCTTGCTATCACTAACGGTTTTCATCCTAAGCATCTTGGACGCGATTTCGTAAGCATCTACAAGCACCTGTTCGAGCAGCGCAAGCAGTACCCCAAGAAGTCAGCAGAAAGCGCGATGCTGAAGCTGGCGCTGAACGGTGTGTACGGTGACAGCAACAACCAATTCAGCGTGTTCTACGACCCGCTGTTCACCATGAGCATCACGCTCAACGGTCAACTGCTACTGTGCCTGCTGGCCGAGGGGTTGATGCACATCCCCGGTTTGCGACTGATCCAAGTGAACACTGACGGCCTGACTGTGCGTGTACCTCGCAGCCACAAGATGCTGGTCGATCTGGCCCGCGCTGCATGGCAGTCACGCACCGGGTTGAACCTTGAGGAGGCTGTCTACAAGGCCATGATGGTGCGCGATGTCAACAACTACATCGGCGTGTTTGAGAACGGCAGCACCAAGCGTAAGGGTGCATACGAGTACAACATGGGCTGGCACCAAAACGCTGGTGGTCTTGTAATTGCCAAGGTGGCCGAGAAGGTGCTGGTTGACGGTGCTCCCATCCGCGAGACAGTCGAGCAGTGGCCCGACATCATGGACTTCATGCTGCGCACCAAAGTGCCTCGGTCGAGTCATTTGGGCCTTGAGGTTGATGGCGTGACCGTGCAGCTTCAAAACACCACGCGCTACTACATCGCCAAGGGTGGTGGTCGCCTATTCAAGTGGATGCCACCGCTGGCGAAGAAGCCTGGTGAGTGGCGAAAGATTGGCGTCGAGTCAGGCTGGGGCGTACAGGTCTGCAACGACATCAAGGACGCAGGCAAGCTGCCTGTCGATTTTGACTATTACGTCAGAGAAGTGGAGAAACTATGTCTGGGTTTAGCGTAACCGAAGTAACACCTGAAGAACTTGAGGAATGGCACAAGATGACAACAGCATTGGACAAACAAGTGGGCGGCAATCATTACAAGGATCTGCCAATCCAGCCGATTGAATACATCCACGCCAACGCGATGGGATACATGGAGGGCAACGTGATCAAGTACATCAGCCGCTGGCGCAAGAAGAACGGCATGGCCGATCTGGAAAAAGCCAAGCACTACATCGAGTTGCTGATTGACTTGGAGAACCGCCGTGCTCGAAAAACAGATTGAAGCAAAGGTCTGCGACTACGCCAAGGCCAAGGGCATGATGGTCTACAAGTTCACCAGCCCCGCACGGGCCGCTGTACCTGACCGTCTGTTCATCCTGAACGGCCGGGTGTTCTTTATCGAGTTCAAGCGTGAGGGTCAGAAGGCCACGCCTGCACAAGAGCGTGAGCACCACAGGCTGCGCCAGCAGTCGATCAATGTGTTCGTGATCGACAACGTGGACGCAGGTAAGGAGTGCGTTGACACCATGTGCGGCCTGATTGAGAACGGCATATGCTGACACCTGACCTGCTGCACGGCTACCAGCAAAAGGCTGTCAACTTCCAGTCCACGCATCCTCACTCGATGCTGTGGCTGGACATGGGGCTGGGCAAGACCGTGATCACCTTGACCACGATGGCCCACCTGATCCGCACCAGCTTCCTGCGCGGTGTGATCATCGTGGCCCCCATCCGAGTCATTCGACTGGTCTGGAGGCAAGAGGCTGCGAAGTGGGAGCATACCAAGCACCTCAAGTTCAGCATGGTCGCAGGCACAAAGGACCAGCGCACCCGCGCCCTGCTGCGTCCTGCCGATGTTTACATGGTGAACTACGAAAACCTCGGCTGGCTGGCCGAAACCTTGCAGACCTACTTTGTCAAGAAGGGTCGCCCCATGCCCTTCAACGGTATCGTGTGGGACGAGATCAGCAAGATGAAAAACAGCGCCACGAACCGGGTCAAAGCGTTCCGCAAGATCGCTGACCAGTTCGACTGGACCACGGGCTTGACGGGGACACCTGCCAGCAACGGGTACAAAGACCTCCACGGTCAGTTCCTCGTGGTGGACAAGGGTGAGCGTTTGGGCACCAGCAAGACGGCTTTTCGCACTCGGTTCTACAAGAAGGTTGGACCCTACAAAGAGGTGGCCTACGAGGACACCGAGGACACCATCAAGAAGCTGATCGGGGACATCACGCTGGAAATGTCAGCCGAGGACTACAACCCGCTGCCTGACCTGATCGTCAACAACATCGAGATCGAGATGCCTGACGAGTTGAGGACCAAGTACGACAGGCTGGAGAAAGAGTTCTTCATGGTGCTGGACAGCGGCAAGGAAGTCGAGGCGTTCAACCAAGCGGCTCTGACAAACAAGTGCTTGCAGTTCTCTAACGGAGCCATGTATCCGATTGCCGGGATGCCCCTGTGGGAGCCTGTGCATGACATGAAGCTGGACGCCCTTGAAGACATCATTGACGAGGCCCAAGGCTCACCCATCTTGTGCGCCTATGCGTACCGCAGTGACGCCGAGCGAATCATGACCCGGTTCAAAGACCTGCGGCCCATCAACCTGACCGAGTGTAAGAGCGAGGCATCGCTGACCAACGCCATGCACCGCTGGAAGACTGGCGACTGCTCCCTCATGATCGGCCACCCAGCCAGCATGGGCCACGGCATCGACGGCTTGCAGAAGAACGGCCACATCCTCGTGTGGTATGGACTCAACTGGTCGCTGGACCTGTACGAGCAGTTCAACGCCCGTGTGCGCCGTCAAGGCCAAGGGGCACCAGTGATGTGCCACCGCATTCTGATGCAAGACACACTGGACCAAGCACAGGCAATGGCCCTTGATGAGAAGGCCACCACGCAGGCCGGATTACGTAACGCTGTAAAACAATACCGCATATCTAAAAATGTGTGATACACTTGTGTCACATTAACAACTGGAGTAACTGTAATGATCCGTGAAACCATCAACTGGGTAAGAAACGCATACACCACACCAACCGCCGAAGCACTGGCACTGCGTGAACTTGAGGAC